GTTCATAATATGCACATAGTTCGCCCATGATAGAGGGGACATATAATATATTATATAGTCTATAAATAGGCTTAAAGACATACTCATACTATATATTATAATGGCTACTCAAGAGAACCAGAATACAGAGGAATTAAAACAGCGTATTCAAAATCTACCTGATGATATGATTCGGGTTATTAAAGAATATGTGATTAACCCTTATAAATTTATGGAAGAACTCAAGCTCTATAAACCTCTTAAATATGTCTGGGGGTGGTCTGAGCTTTATGATGTTCATTACTTAGCAAGAGATTATTATGGAGCTATCAGAAGATACCAAGAGAATACAACAATTAATCTACTCAAGCAAAAAAAAAGCTTACATATCTAAAAAAAAATATACCCAATCCATTATAAATATTAAATATTATTTAATCTTTCAATACTTAATTTAACATAATTTTCATTTATTTCAAAACCTATAAAATTTCTATTTAATCTATTACAAACTACCCCCGTAGTTCCTGAACCAGAATAAACATCTAATACCAAATCATTTTCTTTACTAAAATATTCAATTACTTTTTCAGCAACCGCTTCAGGCATGACGGCACTATGTCCTTTATAACCTTTCACAGATTCATTAATGATATTGAGTGTATGACCTTCAATATTGTAATCTATTTTCGGCGTTTTAGCTAATATAAAAATATATTCATAAGCATTTGTTAATCGGTTTCTTAATGGTATGGGATTTTTTTTAACCCATATTATATTATCTACTACGAAGTAACCGAGTTTTGTTCTTATTCTTTGTAGTATATCAAATGGTCGCATAACACCAGTTTCACCATAAGAAAAACCTAAATTCAAAGCTAATATTCCATCTTCTTTTAATTTAGATTTAAGTTTTTCACAAATATCAATAATATTATATAATGGTTCTTCAAAATCATTACTATAATGATAACCATTACCACGCTGATATTTATGACTTGTATTAAAGTAAGGTGGAGAGGTGAAACACAAATCAATAGAATTATCTTCTATTTCATCAATTAAATCAATATTATTACCTAATCTGTAATCTATCATATATTATAAATATTAAATATTATTTATAATGCTTGTAACTCATTAATGACTTCTAAGCTTTTTTTATCAATTTCAGATGCACGAGAATCTGAATAATCTAATTCATCATCACTATTAGAAATTTTAATACTTATACCGCTATTTGCGTCATCAACTGCTTCAAAGTATTTTTGTTCTGTTTTCAATATTACTAATAAATTTTTATTTGCTTGAACCATGAAGGCTTTACGCTCTGATGGATATATCGCAGTTTCACACGCTAACAAACTTGCGTTATAATCAGTTCTTAAATCTTCGCTTATCTCAGGGTCTTCTTGATGATTTCTCGCTTTTGATAAACAATTACTCACTATTGAACTTGCTTGAGTTATAGCTTCCATGCGTGTCGGATAGTTTTTAAACTTCATCAGAGCCGAAGTAGCAGCAATTAAACTTGATAATAGTATAGGTGCTAAAGACCAACCTGCTTGCGTTAAATGTAATTTCATTTTAATACTTTCTAAAGCCCCCGTCATCAGAGAAATCACTATTATTATTTTATTATATGAATCACTATCAGCTTTCAATTTCTCATGGGCGTAACCTAAAGCATCACGGCGACTTCTTAATGAATTAATTAAATCTGTTGTTGTTTCCTTTTTCATATAATTATATAAACATAAATTTAACATAATCTTCTAAAACCTAAATTAATTACATAATCAGTTATAGTATTTTCTTCAACAGCAGTTCCATCATTTTTTAATAAATTAACAATTAATTTACCTTGTGGAACAGAGCGAATTCTTATAGGTGGATTATCTGAATTCTGTTTTATCTGAACCGCTGCGAACTTATCTACATTTGTATAATGATAAGCTGAGTTATTTTGTAAAAGACCAATAAGCTGACTTGAGTTATTAGTCCCAGCCCATACACGACTCGCCGACTGACTGGAGTATGAATTTAATCCGATTACCTGCACCATAGCAACATCAAGCGTTCCGAGTTGAGCTAAGGTCATAACTTTTTCCTTCATAGTTAAAGAAAAGGTTAATTCATATTCTCCTTCAGGTAACAGACCCCAGTCATACGAATATTCAATTGACCGATTACCATCAAGCTCAACGCCTTCACTTGATAGTAAAAAAACATTATACCGTTCATCTTTCATTATAAATAATTAAAATATTATTTTTTTATGCGAATCTTAAACCTAACGATTTTGCTACAGGTGACGCTTTCTCAATTACATTAGTAGCTACTTGAGCTGGACTCTGACCCGCATAGGTTTCGGGGGCAACGAATCTACTCGCACCCCCTAAAGCCTTAGAACCAGTTGCTAAAGCAGACGACCCCATTTTTAATTGACCTAAAGCACCACCTAACCCGACTTTAGAAGCTAAGCCCTGAACAGCGGGGTCATTTACAATTGTATCGGCTCTCTTAGCACCCTCACCTAAAAGGCGGGAACCAGACGATAACCCTCTACTAAAAGCCGACAAGGCTCGGGGAGCTTTTGTAAAAAAAGACCGACCCCCAGCAACCCCCTTACTAAACAATCTTGAAACATTCGGAGCGAACGATTTTGTGAAAAAGCTCATTATATTAATATAAAAATATAATAATATAATCAAAATAGAATTTCATCAAAGCCTGAAAAAAATCTCTGTGACGGTGTATTGATAAATAGATATTTGTATGGCTTATCATAAACGAGATTTGATATTTCAGGTATTAATTCTGTCTTCTCTCGGTCTTCTACAACTTCATTAAATAAATCTTTCATTATATCTTTTGATGTCTTAAATAAAAATATATTGTTAAACAACCTACGAATTTCTTTCGGAGTAGAACGATAGGTTTGATTCAGAAAAAATACAGATGTTCTTAAATGTCTTCTATTGAATATCAGCTCTTTAAATAATTTGAGTGTTCCTGCGTCTTTCAAATATGCAGACATATCATCAAAGATTATAACAGAATTTTCATCTTCAGAACTACGAATTCTATCCATAACCTCAAGAAGGGATTCCGAGTCTAATTCTTCATAAAACCTATCCTTTGGTAACTTACTAAATATATTTTTAGATATACTTGCTCTTGAATGACTCGGTTGAAAAATATAAATTTTATGAAATACCTTTTTCATCGGGTTAGCAAATAGTGAGTTAATTAAACTTGTTTTACCAGAACCAGGAGCACCACAAAAAAGCGTTGTGGAGTGGTGGTTCATAAATGATAAGGCATCATACTTAGAGAGCTTTGAGCTTAGTGGCTGGTCACATAACATAGTCGGAGCTACAAGCTTAGGTTTTCTATTTATTTTTAATTCTAAATTCGCCATGATTTATATATATAGTGATTTTTTAAAATATTGCTTAAACTCTGGTTTGAACTTGACGAGTCGGAAGATTAACACTCAAAATAGCATCATACAGAACAAACAGAGTAAGAAGCGAACCCGTAGCAACCGCAGCCGAGTTATTAATCCTGACCGAAATCGGGCTGAGTTGCGAAGAAATACCCGACATCATAAGCTGATTAGTGCTGATTTTTTCCGTATTAACACCCACGAAATGACACGCTGGGATAGCGTTTGTAGTAGTTCCATTAGAAAGATTACGAGCGAGTTTGGCGTCAAAAGCAAGATTCTGAATACTCATCTTAGTTCCGTAAAAGTCATGGGCTTCACCGAGCGACTGACGAAGCTCAGACATAACGAGAGCCTGATTAGACTCAGCGAGAGGGGTTTGGGGATAAACCTGCGATGCAACTACATACTGCGTAGAACCGCCTGACCCTTGTAACGCTATCGCATCATATTTACTTCCATTAACATTAGTAGCAGCAACACCCCCCGCCTGAGTAATAAGCGATTTAATAGATGAAAGGCGAACATTAAAAATATTCTCCTGAGTGGTTCCAGCTGCTAAAGCTCCGAGAGTCTGCGACGAAACATTCCACGACGACGATTTAATATTAATGTTACCTTCCGAGTCAGCCATGCTACCTACAACCGAATCAAAGCCCCGCCCGAAATCCACCATATCAAAAGCGATTTCAAGGTCTTTAAAAGTTAGTGTTCCACCCGCTGCGATAGTAGCGTAGTTAGCGAGTTGGTCGGTAGTAATGGAGATACGAACTCCACCCATCATACCGAGAGGCACGAAATTCTGGCAGTTTGCGAGTAGGCAGCCGAGAGGTATAGCAAACGGGACATCATGGGCAGCCGTGTCACCAGTCGGCAGAGCGTAACCCGCAATACCAGTTGAAGCGGTTGGGGCTACACCAGCTGCGGCAGCAGCACCCGTAAGAAGTTCAGTCTGCATAGCGAAGCGGTCAGAAAACGACATTTTAGTATTTACGAGAAGATTATAGAGCTGACCGTATGAATTCATAGACTCTACAGTCTGACCCGAAATCTGAGTTTCTACACGCTGAATCCACGCAGCACCAGGAGCTGCACCCATAAGAGTATTACCATCATCATTAGCATTAGCGGTAGAAGTCATCAGACCCCTCAATACGAGCGAATGAGGACTGAGAAATCCACGAGATGGAAGGTCAAATGTGATAACATCTCCACCAGGACTAAAAACCTGACCGTTACTTGGGCGAACGATTACATTAATGCTATTAGTATCAGGCGATACGGAAGCGTGAGGGCGGTTGTATTCAACTTCTTTCGGTAAAAAAGCCATTATAAATACTACAAATATAAAAAAATTTAATAAGATTTAAACTTCAATTATTTAAACTTTCTGCTAAAAAATCATCATCATTTAATTTATCAATACGAGCTAATTCTTTATCACGCTCATTTTTATTCATTTCAAGAATATCATCAGCATCAATAAGTTTTTGAAGCTTATCATTATTAATAATACCGTCACCTGTATTAGAGGCACTCTGTCTATGAATATTTAACAATAAGGTTATATTCCAGTCTATTTCATTAAAATCAATAAAATTATTAAATTGGTCTTTTAATTGTATATCTATTTCTTGAATCCTTTTTGCTAAAAGAAGACACTCACGCCCTAAATTATTAAATACAGTTAATCCGAAATCTCCAGCTACTGCCCCGATTGTATCAATTAATGTTGTAGTTGTTAAATTGTTTGAATCCACATTATGAGAAACTAATGAATCACTCATTATTTTAATTCTTGTAATTCCGAGAAAATTCGCAGGGGCTGAGAATGGCGTAGGTGGTGATGAAGTTTTACTAAAGGTTGGGTTAGTTCCAGCTAATGCACCTAATAAACTATAACTTGTAGAGAGATTCTCATTAATTGTAATATCAAAAGAATTATCAATCATGCTTAATTTTCCTGTTATTGAATCAAATGTTAATTCTACCTCTCCGCTTGTTTTTGTAGCATAATCAGATTTAAAATCATTAATAAACTGCAACACATTATAATTACCTGGCGACACTTCTATGTTATATGTTACACCGTTTCGGGTAATAGATGTTTTATTATTGTTAGTATTTACATTATAATAAGAAGCGGGTATTTCCGCATCTTGAATCGCCATAGTAGTTAATATAATATCATTACTCTTCAGCATGATATTATTAAATTCAAAAATAACATTTGACTTCATACCCCCATTTAAATACCTCGCATCTTTTGAGTTTAAAACTATAAGACGGGTTTCAGTAATAATATGAGGTTTATTCGGTAAATTATCCATTTATATATATTGTGATAAAAACTCTATTCATCATCTAATTCTATAGTTAGAGGTTTTATACCTTCTTTCAAATGGCGTTCTAAATATTCAACATTTTGTTTATTGATATTAGTTTGTTTAATTCTTAATTTTAATATAATAGCGTCAAGTTGTAAATTCTCCTCTTCCGAGAGATGGCTCACATTTAAATTTTTATATATCTGATAAAGTGCAGGATTTTCTAAATCTAAAATCGGATATTCCATAAGTAACATTTCTAAACTTTTAAATTCAAGTTTTCTTTCTGGCTCATTCAATATTTTATCAAAAATCTCTTTGTCGTTCATATATAATTATGAAAGATAAAATATTTTAATATAATAAAACACTATCGCTTAAAGTTTCTCGTGGGTCATTCAGATTCCCCTTAGTTGAATCTCTCTGTAAATTAAAAAAATAATCTTCATCTCTTGTTTTTCTTGGTAACATTTGTAAAGGTTGTTTATCGTCTTTTTTACCTGATATTAATCGTTCTGTTACTCTTTCATCGGGTGGTCTAAGTGATGGATTCCCAGCAGGTGGAATACTTGTATCAGCAGGCGGTTCAGCACTTAAACCCGAAACATTTTGTCTAACTCTTATAAGTTGTTTCTTAGGTCGCCCTCTTTTAATTAATGATTGTTGAATAGGTTTGAATGCTCCAGCTGATAAACCTAATTGCGAAACATCAGAACTTGATGCAGTATCTAATGTAAAGTCTGAAGCTACTGGAGAATCAAAGCCTGATAAAGACTGTTCGGGCGATTGATAATTTCTTAAAGTATCACTCCGACCGCCCATGAATGAAGGGGTTACATTTGAATAAGTAGGTTCTTGATATCCGAACATAGGGTCATTACTTACAGATGGATAACGCATTTTTCTCATACGCTCACGGGCTTCTAAATCCTCACCTATAATATTTCCAGTTAAACCCTGATTTGTTCCACGCTGAAGAGCTGAAATATTTAAACCGCCCATGTCTGGTATTTGAGGCGGATTAATAAGATTAGAAGGTAATGTGATTAATGGCTGTGCGAATTGTTGTAATACTCGGTTAGTATTAGGTTTTGAGGAAGCTTTCGGCTTTCTCTTACTATTTACAATATTTACAGTAACTGAAGTTCTCTGTGACTGTTTTTGTTTTTGTTTCTGTGCTGTTTTAGTTTTTTTCTTAATCTTACGCTTTATCTTTTTAGCCATTTATATAGTTAAACTACATTTTATTAATTTTTGATTCTAATGTTTCTACTCGTTTAATTAATTCAATCACCGCTGCGGAACTAATCGCCCATATTTGTTCGTGATGTAATGAATGGAAATCATTAATTTCCTTACCAAAAACAAAAGTTTTATCATCTTCAATTGATTTATCTATCTTCACGGAATTATTAGATATATCAGTTATTTTAACATTAATCTTATTATCACTCGCATCGTATAACCTTAAATTATCATTTAATGATAAATCAGTAACATCATCAATCGTTATAACATCATTTGATACATCGCATAGTTTATAAATATTTGGAATTTCAAATTGTCCTGTTTTATGAACACACACAGGAAGCACTTCCTCAACATCTTGAGCGATAAACCCGTAATGAATATCATCACCACGCCCCACCCTATTTATATAATTATATTTCTTCGGTTTCAATTGTTTTAATAAATCGGTTGCCTCATTATCTTTGAACTCCTCCTCATTTTCTTTTATTCGTTTATCACTTGACGAGATTGACCCATTAATACTCTGAACATAACTCGCACTTATTATTCTATCTTCGCTAAAAATTCCTACAGCTTGAGAAAATGTTCCTGTGCCTCCGCTTCCTAATGATGTTCCGCTATCATATCTAAAATGCCGATTTTGATTTCGTGTGACTTGACTGTTAGAGCTGGGTGCTCCTACATATAAAGAAGCATTTGTGTTACCTGAATGATTCACCATTAATAGATTATCAATCTCTACATTTCCGCTTGTTAAAATGTTTATGCCTCCTGTGTGAAGACTTGTTTCTAAAGTCATATTACCGCTTACAGCATTAAATTTATCACATTTTAATATATATTGGTCTTCGTTGTCCCCTATCGTTAAATCACCGTCCAGCGTTCCGCCCGATTTCGGTAAAAAAGCAGAAGAACCATATAAAGCGTCCGCATTTTGTTTCGTAATAAAATCGTTTGAACCTGGTGTTGATGAAATTGTTGATGTAGGTCTATTTACATTAAATGTATTAGTTCCAGTAAAAGCGTTATTTCCTGCCTCTGTAACATCACCGCCTACAGAATCAACATAACTTTTTGTAACTAAATCGTTAGCGTTTGAAGGTGTTATACTACTTGTCGGTAAATTACTATTAAAAGTATTTGTTCCAGTAAAAGCGTTATTTCCTGCCTCTGTAACAAAAGCAGAATCAACATAACTTTTTGTAACTAAATCGTTAGCGTTTGAAGGTGTTATACTGCTTGTCGGTAAATTACTATTAAAAGTATTTGTTCCAGTAAAAGCGTTAGTTCCTGCCTTTGTAACATCGCCATCAACTGAAATAGCTGCATATAAAACATCACCATCTCGTTTAGTAATGAAATCATCTGAGTCAGTCGTTCCACCTGTTAGCGTAGATGTAGGTCTATTATTATTAAAAGTATTTGTTCCAGTAAAAGCGTTAGTTCCTGCCTTTGTAACATCGCCATTAACTGAAATAGCTGCATATAAAACATCACCATCTCGTTTAGTAATGAAATCATTTAAATTAGTCGTTCCACCTGTTAGCGTAGATGTAGGTCTATTATTATTAAAAGTATTTGTTCCAGTAAAAGCGTTAGGATTACCATTCAGAAAAACATCTCCAGCCCCAGCCCCACTATATAAAGCGTCCGCATTTTGCTTAGTAATAAAATCGGTTGAATTCGGTGTTGTTGTAATTGTTGATGTAGGTCTATTTACATTAAATGTATTAGTTCCAGTAAAAGCATTAGGGTCGCCATTCAGGAAAACATCACCCGAACTTGTTACATTATCATTTAAACCACTCATGCTCCTCGCATTCATTATTAATATAACTACATAAAAATATATGATGGCTCATTAAATTGCGAAACATTACTATTTTCTGAAATAACTTCATTTTTAGGTTTTGGCTTAATCTCTCGGGCTTTCTTTTTCGCTTTGCGTTTTGTAATATATTTTTTAACCTTTTTCATATCAGGTTCTGAGTCGCTTGATTCACTATCACTCACAACATTTTCGGCTTCTTCTTGCTTCAGAATCCTCAAAGCCTCCTTTTTAATATCAGCTTTCATTTTAGCCTTACGGGCTTTTTTCCCTTCTTTAATCAGCTCCGCCATCTCAGGCTCATATTCTTCAACCTTGTTTTTTTTATCGGATTTTTTAGCCTCTCTACCCTTCTTCATGCGTTCAACAAATGCTTTTTTTTGCTCGTCAGTCATTACTCGTTTTTTGCGTGGTTCTACAGTTACTTTTTTTAATATCACAGATTTCGGTTCTTTTTCTACCTTTTCCTTTTTCGGTCTTCCCCGTGACTTTTTTTTCTCAATCGGTTCTTCTTCTTCTTCAGGCTCAGGTTCAGGCTCTGCATCAATTGGGTCATCACTCAGAGAACTCTCAGAATCACTCATCTTATATAATAAAAATATTATTTTAATTGCTAAATAATTCTCATAATCGGATTAATTCAAAATTAAGTATTTAAATTCAGCGATAAATCGTAAAAAATAATCCTGAATTGCCGAAGGCGTATAAAAAACCTCTGGGGCTTCACAGACGCTAATCAGTAATAAATAATTAAAAGAAGAAATTATTTGTTATTGAAGCGTAAAAATAGATGGAGTTTATGAATTTGAAACTATTTACAGTAGTAGTAGTAGATAATATATATATATATATATAATATTTTTTATATAAATACTCTATATACTCTACAGTAAGGTTTAATTTCTTTCTTTTAATATTTTATTACTGAAATGGTTTGAATAGGTCGCTGAGTATTTTTTAGAGTTTTTTTTCAGTCTGGCGTTATTAAATACTCTCGTAGAGTAAAAGAGTAAAAAAAACTCCATAAAAATACTCTATTCATTATCATGCTTCATTCTGATACCTGTATAACAACCTTTCTTATTATTATACATAAGATTAACCTTTACTTTAAAACCTAAACGCCTCATATTAGCTTTGATGGTTTTAGAATTATAGCTACCGCTTGATAATGCGTTCTGAATTTCGGTAACATTTGTTCTGTCTGCTTCTTCCTCCGTAATGATGAAGTATTCTTCTAATGCAGATTTGAAAGGGTCGCATTCACCTTGAATTTCATCTGTGAATTTATTTAAAGCTGATGGAATTGTTAGCTCTTTATGTTCTAATAAAATATGAAGAAATGCGTTTTTGTAATCATCATTATAAAACTTTTCTTTTAAAGATTCATCTTTTTTGAATAATCTGTTTTCGTAATCATCTTCATCAATATCATCAACAAATTTAGATTTACACTCCTTTATTTTCATGCGTCGTTTTGTTCCATTATCCATTTTAATATTAGGTATTCCATTTGAACCAACATTAATTTTCGCTTGTGTTTTTACTACAGATGAATTTTCATATAAAACATTCACATTCATTTCGCCATCGGTTGTATCTTTTACTAACTGAGCGTCAATCTGTTTCGCACCGAGTTCTTCAATATATGCGAATCTTACGGGTTTCGTAATTAAATTAACAAATTGTTTATGAGCTTGAGTGTAACCTATATCAAATACTTTACTATCTAATTTATAAGTATAAAATTCAAAACAAATACCCATGATAGAAAATAATGTTGATTTTCCATTAGAAGCATCTTCGCCTAACTGAATTAAAAAAACTTGTTTGTCTGTTGAACCTGTTAAACAGTAGAAAAGCCAAGCTTTAATAAATTTATTGATATCTTCTTCGGTATCCATTTTTTTAAACATTAAATTAATTTCATCAGTTATTTCTTGACTTATTTTTGATTTATCAGGCTCATAGTTCCAAGATAAATTTAAAGTCATATAATCATATTTATCCTTTTTGCGAAACTCTCCAGTTCTCACATTCAGAACTCCATTTTTAAAATGTAAATTGTCGTCTTGTGATTCTAACATATTAAATTTTATGTCGTGTTCTACGGCTTTCGCTTTCCTTTTTACGGTTTTATAAATTCCTATTAATTGATTAACTGAATTTATTGTTGAAATAATATCTTGAAAACCCTTGTATTCGTTTGATAATTGTTCTAACTCCTCTGTATTATCACCTTTTGCAGATGCTAATTCTTCATGCTTCTTATAAGCTTCATCTTTGAAACCTGTATAATATTCTAACATTACCTCTTCAATCATATTTGTTATTAAATCTCCGCTTTTATCCAAACGCCATTTTTCACCCGTCCATATTAATAAATCATTATTTTCGTTATTTGTGTTACAAACAATATTATCACCTACAAGCTCTAAAAATCGGTTTGCTATTTGAATAGCTGAATCTTCACAATAAGCATTTTTATCTTCATCTCTGCATATTTGAAAGAACTTTTTTGAGTTGCTTTTTTTACAGTAATAATATAATGTTTTTGTTTTAATTTGATGACCGTATTTCGTATCGTTATAAACTTTATTAAATCCTTCATCTGAATAATTAGAAGCTTTCTGTGAAATTTTTTTTGCGAATTCATAGGATATGTCGTCATCGTTCCGCATAGCCCACACAATTTTTAGCCATGAATCATATTCGGATAATAAATTCGTAGATATATTATCACAAATTCGTTCTATTTTTTTTTGTGGATTTTTTTTCTCTTTGATAATCGGTGTAGGTAGTTTCTCTGTTTTCTTCTTTTTTTTACTTACATATTTAATAAATTTATCTGGAAATTCAAGATTCAAATCTCCTTGAATAAAATCGGTATATTCTCCGCCGTCCTCTCTGATAGAACCTGCACCGAAAACAAATGCTCCTTCGTTTCGCACATCAATTTTTCTTTTTTTATCTGTAGAAGTTTTTAGAGATTCGGTATATTTTCCGTAGATATGATAACCTCTCGGGGTTTTAATAGTAAAATAATTAGATAGTTCAGGGTATTTTTTAATAGCTTTGTTGTAGGCATCAACCGAATCAAAATCAACAACTGTTATATTATTGAGTTCGCCTGTTCTGATACATAGAACCTTATGACCTTCAACAATAACCGTATCATCAAGAGTAGTCCAGCCTACAGGCAAACCGACAACCTTTTTTTTTCCATCTTCAATAAGTTTTATTTTTTTTGCTGTGAAACATTTGAACCTCTCCGTATTCATACTATATTATATATTATGTAGATGTCTTTATATCCTTTTTAACAATCTTCTTATTTCTATTATTACATCTACAGCAAGTCTTATAATTATGAGCCTTCTTATTTCCACACTTACACAGAGAGGTTTTATTCATTTTACGCATAAATGATTCATTTAAGAACTTAGCAATTTCTTCGGGGCTATTCATCTTATACTATATTAAGTGATTGTTTTTAATATAGTATATTATATATTATAAATAAGTATTCTACGCATCAATATTATTACATGGTGTTTCAATTATCACATTTTCAGTAGGTGGTGAAATCAGAAATTCAATTAAATTTTTTTGACTTTTTAAAATCAATTTATCTTTATGAGATTTAGTTTTTAAGTGTCGTGATAAATTATCCTTTCGCAACTCAACACCGCATTCGCATCTGATTCTCGGTCTTATATAAGTTTTTAAGTATTCTCTGCAGTAAGCGTTTTTTTCTTTTTTCAATACATCGGGGCAAACATAACATCTATAAGTATTCAGATTAGCGTTTAATTCCTCAGAAACTTTCTGTTCCTCTTTTTGTAACTCCATTCTATTTTTACACGGATACATTTTATGTATTTCAATATCATACTGACCGCCATGTTTTAAAATGTTTTGATATAATAGCGTCATTTTTCCGTTTTTAACTCTGCTTGAATGTGTAGATTTTCTATTTGGGAAATCTACCGTTGAACCTACATATATTCCATCAACTGTTTTAATTGTGTAAATAACACCATTTTCGTATCTTTCATCTGTATCCATACTATATAGTATAAAGATGAATTGTCTTTATATTATATTATTTAATACTATATATTATATATATTATATTAAACGGATTTAATATTTTTAAGTGAGTAATTAGTGATTACTGTATTAACATTAGTTCCTCGTTTTTTTGATGCTTCAAGCAAACCTTTTAAGTCTGATTTTTTTTCAAATTCATTAACTCGGATTTTGAAAATATCAGATTCACTCAGATTTTTAAATGTATATTTTCTAATAAATTTAGCTTGGCTTGTTTCATCAAGAGGTTCGCCGTTTTCTCCTACCATGAGTCGCCATTCTGTAACGCCTTCAGGTTGTGATTTAAGAAAGTTCTGAACTGCATAAGTTAATTTTCTATCTCTAAAACTGAAGGTTTTTTGACCGTATGTCCTGCTCGTTTTATAGACATTTTTAATATATAAAATATCCCAGTTTCTGATAACAAGATAATTTTTTGTAGGGTCTTTGGCTAATTTAACAGATGTTGTAATATAAATATCTAAATCTTTATTTCGTGTAAAAAAATTCATCATCATAAAATTAATAATATAACCTACATAATCATCTCGTTCAAGCGAGTTTTTAAGATGGGTTTTTAAATCTTTAAATGTTGGAAGAGTATTAGCTTTTACTATCTTGCGGTTTTCTCTATGTTCGTAAATATCAGCAAGTAGCTTTTCTTTTGCTTTGAGAAGCTTTGTGATTGGATAATCAAACTCTTTTTTAATTATAATAATTGTATTGAATATCGTAGTTAGGGTGTTTGGGTTACTTAGAATTTCCCCCTTATCATTCGTCATATCATTTAAAATAGCATCAATTAAGATTTCTTCATCTATTTCAATCGGTTCTTTTTCTTCGTTGAAATGCTTATATAATTTTTTATATAGTCTGGTATATGTCGCAAGAGTGTTCTTTGAGAGCTTATCTTCTTTGTTTTCAATATACTTATTAAACTTCGGGGTATTCATATATTATATAGTATGCGATTATCTTTAAGTCATTTAATATATATTATGTTTCATTTTTAACCTTAACTTTAAATTTGTTTTCATAATATTTAATGCTTTGGGCGAGGGTGGGTTTTGTCCAGAGAATAGACCATGCTAATTCTGAAGGTGCATGACGGTTGCCTAAACCTCTATCGCCCCGATGTCTATCTCGGTAAGCCTTCCTTACTTTTTTTCGTTCTGCATCATCAGGTATATAAAATTTTGAGTTAGGGTCATTAATTAAAGTGTAATCTCTATAGCCCTTCGCCCCGAAATGATGTGTGTGACCTTCATCGGGCATTATCATCATAAATTTTTTATCCTTGCGATTACTCCGTTTTAAAGTATAAACCTTCATATTATTAAGAATATATATTTTTTGTTGGAATTATAAATTTATTCGTTGATGAATCATATATTGTATGTAAGTTATTTTCAATTTCATCTTCATTAAATAAATCAGATTTTATATCGCTTGAGAGATTTATGAGTGTTTTATTAAACTTTTCTTTTTTAACTTTTTCTTGTTTTTCAATCATTAATTTTTCTTTCTTTTTAATGTAAAAATTAATTTGGTATTTCATATATTTATCGTAGTTCTCCTCACGGTATTTCTTGTTATAAGCTCTGATTTTATCTCTATTTTTTTCTCTATAATTTTTACCGTAATCAGGGTTTTTTGCAGCCCATTCTCTCCAGTAGTTCGGATTCTTCTCTTTCCATTCCTTAGACATTATACATTATTAATAAGAAAAAATAATAATATATATAACAAATGAAGATATTAGAATTATTCAGCGGTAGCGGTTCTGTGGGTAAAGTAGCAAAATCTCTCGGATATGATGTCGTATCACTTGATTTAAAAGGGGCTGATATAAATATTGATATAATGGATTGGAAATATACTGATGAGTTTAAGCCTGGTGAGTTTAGCCATGTATGGAGTTCGCCCCCGTGCGAAACCTTCAGTATTTGTCGTAGGTCTTGGATTGGTAGAAAAACTAAACATTTTGGAGATAAAATAATTACTGCAGAAATGTTAGATGAAGATATGTTAAATAATGGATTACCTATTTTAAATAAAACAATTGAAATTATTGATTATTTTAAACCTACATATTGGTATATTGAGAATCCTCAAACTGGGCGAATGAAAGATTTTATTACTGATAAATCTTTCTATGATGTAGATTATTGTATGTATTCAGATTGGGGCTATAAAAAACGGACTCGTATTTGGACTAACCGAGAGAATTTCAAGCCTTTATTATGTAATAAAAAATGTGGAAATATGGTAGGTAATAGTCATGCTAATAATTTAGGTAACTATAATTTATCTCGTGATAAAATAACTCGTGATTTGAAATACCGTGTGCCTCCGAAATTAATTGAAGAATTAATAAATTCAAATACTTAATTTAAGTTTTTCAATTTTTTAAATAAAAACAATTTCACTTTTTTTTTTATCAAGAGCCTTCAATATTAAATCTGTATCTTCGCCCCGCCCATCTTTGATTTTCTTACCTTTCCTCGCACGGTCTAAACGGATTAATAGTTTATTCATGCGTGCCCTGGCCCACATATCATCAGATGTAACGCTGGGTCGTGTGCCCGTATTTCGTGCAGCAGCTAACCCCCTATCATATACCTCATCTAAAATATCCATATCAACATCAAAAAATTTTGATAATGTAGATTTTTTTTTATCTGGTAAATCATATTTATCAAGAGCAATAGTCCATTTTGATTTTTTCATTTATATATATATTTATTATTATTCTAAGAAAATAATATCATTTTCATAATTCATTTTATAACAATAATAGTAACAATCAAAATTACATTTACTTTTATAATCTGATGGAACTACTCCATCTACAAGTTTAATAAAATGAATTCTTTTTCGTGGAATAATAATCTGCAGTTTTGAATCTTTAAAATTATCTCTAATATAAGAACAAGTCATCTTACTTGAGGGCATGATTAAAATAAATGGTTTATCTAATTCTTTTAACCGATTCATAACTTCTTTACATTTTGCGAATGGTGGATTTGAAACAATAATTTCTCCCATGTCGTTTTCAAAAAAATCTACTTGTTGATGAATTGTTTTGAACCCGAGGTCAGTCAAATATTTTCCGCTTTCTCCATCTCCATAAAAAGCCTCCCATATAACTTTATCTTTTGGAATGAGATGCTTGATATTTTCCCACGCATAGAGTGGGGTCATATAATCATCGTGTTTCATAAATGTCTTTGTATGAAACCCTGCCATTATAATATATATTATAGTGCTGTCTTTAAGCCTATTATTATAACTATATAATATATCTCAAAATTCAAATACTTAAAATTGAAATGTAATGTAATAAGTATTTGAATTTTGAAATACTAAAAAATTGAAATATTATTATTTTTATTTATTTTTTAATGAAGAATATCAGAAAAATTATTATATGATGACTCAAAATTACCGTTTTGAATAGCTTGAGTAAATCTTGAAATATGGCTATACTGTGAAATAAGCCATAAGTCATGCTGTGGAATTTTGATGATTTCTCCACCTGTTCCTTTTAACATAGCTGGAATAGAATTGTTACCCCCTGATGTATTAATTTTATAGGCTCTGTTATCGTGAATTTCAGGAATAATATCTTGATTTCTATCTGATGTGCGAAGCTTCAAACTTTTTACATTTCTCTTAGTTACATCTACTAAACCATGAGGAACAAGTAGAGTATTCGCCCTGAGTTGAACCTCTCTGAATAAAAGATAAGTGTTATTTACTTCAAACTCATCAAACGCATCTGTGCGACCATTCTCAAAAATATTATCAGGCTCAAAGGTGTAATATAGATTATCAGGCAAACGGCGACCCGATATCATTCTAATCATAGAAGCAGAAAATATACCATCAAAATAATAGCGATTAAATTCTGCATCAAATGTATCTTGACCGAAATCTCTAATTAAAGTCTGATGAAAATTCGTTTCATCTTCGTTGATAATCACATGCTCAGGTTCAGGCTCAGGCTCAGGCTCAGGCACAAATTGACCCCTACAAGACGGACATTTATTCCGAAGAGAAGCAATCTCGTTCATTTTTTGATAACAGTCATTACATAGGGCAGCACAACAAATCCGACAATCTTGTTTATTATCGTAGCAATATTCATAACAAATATTACATTCGTAATCGTTATCAAATGGATTGAATTGCTCGTTTGCCTCTACACTCGCCATTATAATATATAGTATAGGGTTGTCTTTAAGCCTATTTAGACACTATATAATATATTATATATACCCCCCTCAAAATTCAAATACTTAAAATTGAAATGTAAAATTGAAATGTAAAATTGAAATGTAATGTAATAAGTATTTGAATTTTGAAATGTTAAAAAATTGAAATATTATTATTTTTATAAAATTGAAACTATTTTTTACAAGTGCCAGTCCCTACCCGTTTCTCTGCTCCACCTTCTAATCGTATTAATAATTCTGAGATATTTGCGAACATTAGTAGAACCGCATTTAAGGGTTAGTCGTTTGCTTGCATAAATATTATTACAGATTTCACGTCCCATGTGTGCGACCATATTCGGGTCGTCTTGAGATGTCGCTGAGATACAGCGGTCACATTTCACACAACGGAAAGCCCGACCTCCTGCGATTCGTTGCTCGTCAGTTAGAAAAACCCTTACCATAGGAGCACGCTCAACCCGTCTTGAGTGTTCTGAAACTACTGATGAATTAACAATTTTATTAACAATAATAATCTTATTATCGTAAAGTCGTTTCATCGCATCAGAGGCGTTTCTGTATTGTTCATCGGTCATCTGTTGCGAAATATCATCAACAATTCCGAGCAGCTCATTCAGAGCGTCCATAAAAATTTTAGACTTCTTATATTCCTCTGTGTGCTGGTTCTGGTTCTCTTGAGTAGCCATTATAATATATAGTATGAGTATGTCTTTAAGCCTATTTATAGACTATATAATATATTATATGTCCCCTCTATCATGGGCGAACTATGTGCATATTATGAAC